GCTGGCATCAGCCAGCCCGACGAGCCACGCGCCGACCATGCATCGTACCTGAGCCACTGGCTCAAGGTGCTCAAGGATGACCCCAAGGCCATCGTGTCTGCGGCATCCAAGGCCGAGAAGGCTGCCAAGCTGGTGCTCGCCAAGGCTGAAGAGGCCGAGCGCAGCATGGCCGCCAAGTAATCCGGGAGAGGGAAGCAGTTTGCGGTCTGCTTATCAAAACCGCGTCCCTTTCAACCAACAGGAGAAGTCATGAACGACCTCAACAACATCAAGAACGCACTGCTCAAATACCTACTTGCAGACGTGGAAGATAACTTTCAACACTTGACTCGTAAAGAGCGAGACATCATCGGCGACCAAGAAACATTCGACGCCCTTCTTGAAGACATTCAAGGCACGGAGACGGCATCATGAACGACTTCAAACCCGGCGACATAGTCGTTGTTCAAACCAAGTACTACGGCACCAAGACCGGTGTCATCATCAAACGTTGGTTCAGCCCACTCGGAATCGATCGAGGAGAAGAATGGCTGGTCCAGCCCTTCGACCACAAGCGCAAAATCATTTGTGAACCGTGCGACCTCACGGTTGTGCAGCGTTCTTACTAACAGGAGCCCATCATGAACTTTCAAACTCATCATCAAACATCAATCAACATCGGCGGAACCAGTCTTAGTGACTACATCAAGGCGACCTTCGATGAACTGGTACAAGCATTCGGCGAGCCTTTCGATGGCCACTACAAGACCGACTGGGAGTGGGAGATTGAGTTCGACGACGGAATCGTCGCGACCATCTACAACTGGAAGGACGGACCCAACTACTGCGGTTCGCATGGCAAGCAATCGTTTGAGATTACCGAGTGGCACATTGGCTCTCGGACAATGGAAGCGGCCACGCGAGTGCATGACATCATCAATGAACAACGGACAACCAATGCGATGAACGCATTGTCAGAGTCAATGAACCCTGTAGGAGAAGAGTGATGGAAATGCCACCCGAAGTGACTCGCAAGGTGAATCGCGAGTTGGAAGAAATGATTGACCGTGCAGTCACCCAAGTCTGGCTCAGCGTTGTGCAAGCGCATCAGGATGTGGGGCTTCACAAAGTTCAAGCCTACAAACAGGCGCAGCGAGTGACCAACGAGGTTGCCGCAAGCATCCTCGACAAACTTACAAATCCAGAAGGAGGTGAGTGATGGAACAGGTTCTATCTGAAATACTGGACAAAGTAGAAACAATCGACGAACTGCTCGACGGAGAGAACGACAACATGCAAGTCGTAATCGACGAACTGTGGGCATTTGTAAAGGACGAGAAACGCAAACTGTATCTTGAATCATTGTGGAAGATGTAGTACTTTGATGTCATACCTCCCCCACTCAAACAAACAGGAGCCATGATGTGGCACGACAGATCCACCCTTTTCCCGCTCGACCCTTGCAACATCTCTGTTGAGTTGGTCCGAGAGATTGAAGACGAGGAGACCGGCGAGCTTATCGAGGAGCAACTCATCGACGTGTCTGGTCGGTTCCTCCCAGAAGAGAACGACGTGGGCCTTGGCGCTCACATCGAGGTACACTCAGCGCACCTCCAGAGCAAACAGGGTCGCGTTGAGGTTGAGCTTACAGATTGGGAGGTTGACTCCCTTCTGGGGCTTTTTCAAGAGCAGTTGCGGACAGAACATGACCGTGACTTCTAAAGAAACTGCCATACATTACAAACACAGGAGAACAAATCATGACTAAATCATACCTTCAGGCCACAAGGCAGTGGCCGTTGAGGTCGGGATCATACGAGGCGAGTGAGATTATTGAGAGCTTGGGTGGTCCGAGTTGGTTTCAAGATTTGCGGTTGTCCTCTTCTGCTGAGGAATCGCACCGCCGCATGCAAAAAGCCAACGCCGATCATCGCCGTTCTTACGAGGGTGATCGACTGCTTTCAAGAAGGTGGGACGCAGTCAGGGACGATGCCGGTAGCTTGACTGCGCCCGAATCATTGTTCAGCTTCCTGACTGCCATGCCGGAAAACTTCTTGATCATGCGTCATCCAGAGCATCCACCGGGGCACAAAGAGGACTTATTTATTCTCCATGCCTATATGAAGGATCGCCGTTGGAGTATCGATGAAGTCTTTGAAGAGGGGTTTGGCACGAGTGTCATATCGAAACATTTTCAGTACTTCAAGGAAACCTTGCGTTGTCCCGGCATGTTCGCGGTCCCGAACTGGTGGTACACCGAAACTCAGAACATCGTTTATTTGTCAATCGCCCAGCGGCTGACAGAGCACTTCGATGAACCGTTTCCAGGAGGGTCATACGAAAATGTTTTGATGAAAGCCGGTGACTGGGCAAGGCGTCAAGAAGCGACCAACCCGACGCAGTTCAAAGAGTATCTCGGTCATATGAACCAGTATGTTCACGATCTTGTAGCTGCTCAGGAGTACCCTGAGATGGTTCCTTTCAATACCACGTTCATCAACTTCGAGGATGAAACATCTTTCGCAGGTCATCTGATCTACAACCGGTATTTGGATCAAACTGGTCAGGTAAGATACCATGCGTGCCCCACCAATGCGGTCGGTCCTCATGGCGATGTTGTTCCTCTGGATGCAATCTTTCAAGCTGGTTTGTACTTTCATGAAACCAAGAGAAAAACGGCACATGAAAAAGAGGGAGCGATTGCCGACCGGGTAATCTACGGCCTGTACCATGGGTACGTCCTTTCAAGAGAGCATTGTCCTGAAGGATCATCGTTCATTCGCATTCCCATGATTTGTCCGATTCACGTAGGGGGTCGTTGGTTTCCACATCAACCGGAAATTGAAGGTCAATACGTTGTTCAATCGCCGGTCATTCCAGTGATCAACATGATGATTGAAGGGTTGAATGAACACAAGATGGTATCGATGAACTTCACCAAGGCGCAGCGTAAGCGCAGCGTCAAGGTAGGGAAGGAGTCTGGTGCCGGGAAGGTGACGCCGCGTCGGTATATGCGTGTGCAGATGTCCGCAGGGACTATTCAGATTCCGCAGGCGGAAGAGTGTCCATTGATGAGGCTGCCTAAGTGGAAACTCACAAAGCGTATCAAGTGCCGCAAGCACGAGCGATGCTACGTCAAACACGGTCGTTTGCCTCTTGAGGTGGAGCACAAAGAGTTGCTTCAGTCTCGTGGGTACACGATCTACAAGGACAACTTGGACATTAGTCCTCGTGATGAGAAGCGTTTGAAACTTCGCAGGATCCCATTCCCAGATGGGTTCAGGTGGGTTGCCATTCGCACGATCATCATTGATGAGCACAAGAGAGGCCCAGAAGGCACGGACGTTGTTCCGTTGGTTCTGGTGCCTGACTCAAAGGTAATGAAGCAATCAACCGAGTTCGAACTGAACTCAATCAGGAGGTGAGTGATGGACCTGAGTGACCCACGATTCCACAAGCGGCGCGTGCCTTGGAAGCAACTGGCTCGGGAGGGCTATGACCCTCGCAAGGTCATGCTTGAGGCCCAGAAGCAAGGCATGCACCTTCTCGCATCCAAGGCCCGCATGACGTTGTCGAATCATCGACGGGACAAACAAAATGAAGAACAAACTTGACATACATGGGTGAACCCCATAATAATGAAAGACCATACAGGAGAATGTAATGGCTGACAACGTGACAACATTGAAAAAACTTCGGAAGAAAAGCAAAAAGCGAGAGTGGACGTGGCCGTCGTTTGTAGAGGCTTGGCAAACATCTGAGTCGTATGATGAAGTACTCGAAAAGCTTGGCTTTGATAACACACCAAAAGAGAGGAGTTTCATCGGAGTAAAGGCTTCATATGCTCGAAAGAAAGGCGTCAAGCTCAAGAAACTGCAACGCAAACAGCGCAACTCCAACATTGACTGGCAAGGTCTCGCCGATCTTGCAGACAAGAAGGCAAAGTGATGTTTGAGCAGATTCAGTCCCTTGTGGATGTAACCACGTCAAGAGCCATCCTGAGACTCAACTGGGTTGTGGGATCTTTGTACATCAACCGATTCGCTGGCACACTTCCCAAGCAGTGGATCACAAAACGAATGGAGCTTACTCATGATTGAAATCGACAATGCCGAGGGGTCATACAAAGTCTACTTGGCAATCAAAAGCGACGCCAAGCTTGAGGGCAAGTTCAGTTGCACTCGGGACGGGGTTCAGTACTACAAGGGCAAGAAGATGAACGAGCCTGACTTTTCAGAAGTCTCGGTTTATCTGGCTCAGAAGTACCGAATCGTTTGCTCCAAAGATGAACTCAAGTCCGGCATCATGGCAGCGTCTAAGAGGATTCAGCCTCAACTGATTTACGGGACCAACTTGCCTGAAGACTTCCGAGACAAGGTCAAGGAGTACTTGAAGATCAACCCGCCTTCCTTCCGAAGGTACGACATCACAACGGACGCGGTTGCTGAGTTCGTTGACCCACAAGGGTGGGAAGAACAGCAACGATTGACAGAGATGAAAATAGCAAAGGCCCTAAAAGAGCAAGGGCTTCAAAAGGTACGAGTCTCGTACAAAGGAGAACGAAAAATGCGTTGGTTCCCGATCTCGGGAGCTTGAACAAACCACTACAGGAGGGTTCTGTGGAACTCACATCACAAGAAATCATCGCTCTTACAAAGGCGATTCCAACTAAGGCCGTCACGATTGCAAAACGTGACATTGACAACAACTCTGAAATCGACGTCAACCTCGTCGTCAAGGTCGCTGGTAAACTCAAACGCGGCAAGAAGTCCAAGCCAGTCAAGGCTACCTCTACGATCCCGTGGAAGGTTGCTCTGGCTCTCTTCGCCAAGCGTTCCGGGTTCACCCGTGAGCAAACCGCCAAGGTGCTGCTGGATGCAGTCACTATGGCTCTCAACACCAACAAGGACAAGGAGTCTGAACTCCTTGAAGAGATGGGCGTTGGGGATGCTCTGGCGATGCTTGACCGAGAGGTCTTCGACAAGTTGCCCAAGAAGACGCGTGATGGAAACATCACCTTCGAGGTGGCAATGGTTGAGGCCATTCGCGAGCCGATGTTGGTGGCTGACCAAGATGCTCCTACCCTTGGGGAAGGGGAAGACGCAGCGAAGTAAGTCACCGGGGCCGCTCCTTAGCGGGGGGGCGGCCCCACCTTTTCATCAGAGCAAAGAATGAACAACGGCGATCACATCGAAGACTACGAGCGCATTGACACCTACCAACTGGTGTTCCAGATGACTCAAGCCATGGGTGGACTGCAAAAAGGCAAGCACTCCAAGATGGCCTACATTTACGGAACCAGCCGGTCACGGCTCCGCAGCATTCTCAAGCGGGAGGCAAAGGCCCCCACTTTGGACACTGTAGTTTCTTGGATGAATCGCGTGTATCGGATGACTGGAATGAAGGTCGTGCTCACGATTACCCCTGATCTCAGGCTGAACTACAGCATCATGGGACAGGACGCGGATCGTATCGACGGCATGATCGTCCCTCCAAAAAACAGTTTGTAGAAGGTCCGACGACCGACTACACAACCAAGCCCTTTGGGGATTGATCCCCCCAAAAGTTGGGCTCCTGACTGAGCCCACCGGGTTTCCGGTGGTGCTCTTTCGGGGCCTCGTCAGGAGTTACCATGTGGATTCAAAACGCGAAAAACGCACGCATCACAACAATAGCCAGCAGCCTCCAGTACAGTCGAGGAAACGGCACATCGATCTATCCATGCCCCTCTTGCGGGTTGCTTGAGCGTGGTTCAACAGACAAGAAGCGTGGTCCGGTCGGTTTCAAACGCAATGAAATGGCGTGGATGTGTCATCAGTGTGGAGCCAAGGGTGACGTCGTCGATTTTGTGTCTCATCACTTTTTTCAGCAGCCGTTGAGAAACATCGACAAGAATCAACGCTCAGTCGTCCGAGATTGGTTTGCAGAGCAAGGATACTGCACACCCTCGGGAGTGCCAGCACACGTCCAGCCAGACCCCACCAAGCGACCAGTTGTAACACCACCTCCGACTCAGGGATACGTCCGTCCCCCAGAGGATGAGCTACATCATCTTTGGGATCATTCCACCAGTGTCGAGGCAGCACTGCATCAACCGGCAGCGTTCTCCAAAGACTTAAGCAAGTGGATGATTGCTCGCAGGTTTTCGCCTAAGCTCATGGATGCCACCAAATGCATTCGAGTGCTCCCGTTGCCAACCGAGTACAAGTATCCGGAATGGTTCCCTCATCAGTGGGGCGGCATCTTTCGTATCGCTGCCGCGTGTTTTGAACCCGACGGGACATTCGCAAGCATTCACGTCCGGAGTGTTTCGTATTCTAAAGGTCGTCAGCCGTCTGGTGCAAAGACGCGATGGCCACTCGGATACGAGGCCGGAGGGTTGCTTATGGCGAACGCTGCGGCACAACAGTTGATGCGTACCAAGCAAGCTACATCGATCGATGGCTTGTTGATTTGTGAGGGCATCACAGACTACATGAGGGCGTGTGAGCAGGCTCATCGAGAGTCGTTGTCGCTTGCAATCATGGCCGGGACCTCTGGTAGTTTCAAGTCCCTTGGTAAGATGAACATTCCCAACGAAATGAAGGTTTTTATTGCAACAGATTCAGATGACTCCGGCGATGACTATGCGTCCGAAATCTGTGATCAACTTCCCCAACACACATTGTACCGCGTACCACTGGAGTCAATCGATGGCTGATCTTGATGAAGTACTTGCCGCTGGGCATCGGCGGCTCGCTGACCTGCTGACCACTGCTGAAAATGAAAACTGCATCAACCAGCCCAATGCACAGCCCGCTCAACAAACAATTCCGGAAACGGAAACAGACACCCGAATCATCGACTTGCTCGATCAATACATGGACCGCAACGGTCAACCGTCGGGACGATTCCGCAAGAACAAAAACAATTTGTACATCATACTTCGGCGGGACCGTAGGTGGCGGGGTCGGGTATGGCTCAACAGCTTTACCAACACGTTGAAGATTGACGATCGTGACTATCGCGACACAGACGATACCAGAATCGCATTGTGGGTATCGCGCGCATATGGGCTCGAGTATTCGAGCGCGGCGGTCAGTGAGACTGTGTCTCTGATTGGTGAGGAGAACAAACGAAACCCTTTGATAGAGTGGCTTGACTCAATCATCTGGGACGGGACACCACGTCTGTCGTCTTGGATTGTTGAGGCAACGGATTGCGACGACACAGAACTAAATCGGACCATGGCGGAAAAATGGTTGATTCAAGCAATCGCGAGGGCCTATCAACCCGGATGCAAGGCTGACTGCGTATTGATTCTCGCAGGAGACCAAGGAGCCGGTAAAAGCACTTTGTTTCGTACACTTGCAACCGAAGAGTATTTCGCCGACACCCCACTCGACATCGGCTCTGCAAACTCGTACAGCCAGATTGCTCGCGCTTGGATCTATGAGGTCGCCGAGTTGGACTCCGTCCGGCGTTCTGCAAACAGTGCAACGAAGGCGTTCCTCAGTGCTCAGGAAGACAACTTTCGACCAGCCTACGGGCGTCACGCCATAACCATCAAGCGACACGTAGTCTTTGCTGGTACGACAAATGAGTCTCAGTTCATCAATGACATGACTGGGTCGCGCCGGTACTGGCCGATTCGGGTCAACGAGGTGAACCTACACTGGGTGCGAGAGAACCGTGACCAGCTTTGGGCCGAGGCCATCGAAGCCTACAAGGCAGGCGAAACTTGGTATCTCGATAAAGACATGGATTTGAAACGACACGATTCAAGCAAAATTTACAGGCAAGACGATCCGTGGCTGGACCCGATCAGCAACTTTTTGATGGTGCAACACGGATACGTGACGATGACGATGGTGATGGAGGATGGACTGAAGATTGAGAGAGGTCGAATGAATCGCAGAGATGAAATGAGAATATCGGAGATTCTGCGAGAACTTGAGTATAAAAAGAAGAGGATGACCTTAGGCGGCAAACGAAAGTATGTCTGGGTCAAGAATGAAGTAATCAAAGTACAAAGTAAGGAAGCATGATGAGTATTGTAGCGTTGGGCGGAGGAGTATTTCTTCGGCCCGGATATGAAAATGAACAAGCAGTATTGTCCCGATTCAAACTGGCAAACCCTGAGTATCAGATGGCGATGGGTATGCGACAACGAGGCAAGTATGTGCCAGTCCCTGAACCGCACATCAACGCGTGTCATCGCATCCCGTTTGACCACCCTTGGGGTGGGGGACTTGCAGTGCCGCGCAAAGCCGCTTCACAAATGAAGCTTGGTGAGATTGTGGATGTGAGGTCAGAGCCAGAGGCAAGTCCTGTCAAAATGAGCGCAGGATTCAGGCTCCGTGAGTATCAACAAAAAGCTCTTCAGGAGTGGGATCGCAACGACGGAGAGGGAGTAATCATTGCTCCTTGCGGAGCCGGTAAGACCGCTATTGGCGTCGCGGCAATGACTCGCTGTGACACAAAAGCACTTGTGCTCGTCCATACAAATGATCTCGCGGTGCAGTGGATCAATCGTATTCAGACGATGCTCAACGTCGAGGCAACTCAATATGGGGCGGGCAAGAAGGACGATACCGGGCGTATTGTGGTCGCAACCTTTCAAACGCTTGAACGGATGTCCTTTACTGAACGATACAACTTCGGGATCCAGTTCGGACTTTGTATTGTCGACGAAGCTCACCATGTTCCTGCACACACGTTTTGCTCAGTCATGTTCTGTATGCCCGCAAGACGACGGCTTGGTCTGACGGCTACACCAGAGCGTCCAGACGGACTGACATCGATTCTGTGGTGGCACTTCGGTCCTCCAGTGTACGAAATCACCAACGAGCAGTTGACGGTTTCTGGTCATGTCGTCGCGCCAGACATTGAGTGGTTTTTCACCGACTACACAGGGCCATCAAGTCATGTTGATTGGTCGAAGCTGATCACCCACATGACGAGAGACCATCAACGCAACCAGAAGATTCTCGATCGTATTCTTCAGGCTTGCTACGACGGTAGGCAAATCTTGGTGTTGTCGGATCGGGTAGACCATTGCATTTGGCTTGCAGATTCGTTGCGGTCACACACCATTGTGGCGGAGCCGCTTGTGGGCAAGATGACTAAAAAACAGAGAACGGATGTGCTTCAACGTGCGAACGATCGACAGATTCAGGTGGTTTGTGCAACCACAGTGGCAGATGAGGGGCTGGATTTGCCTTCACTGGATACCGTTGTGCTCACAACTCCTACGAAAGCCTTGGGTCGGATTCAACAACGAATCGGACGAGTGATGCGACCACATCCACAGAAGAAAGATCCGATCGTGATTGATTGCGTTGACGACATGGGAGCAATGCATGGACTCGCACGGAAGCGTCAAAAGCTCTATACAAAGATTGGGTGCGCCTGATGAGAAACGTTCTGAAACATCTGCCGACCGGATGGTCGATGATCGAAACTCAAAACGGATATCAAATTCGTGACTGCGATGACGAATTCGTTTGCGAGGCAGACACTCCACAACGACTCGAAGAGATTCTTTTGAACGAGTTCGAGTTGGCTCAGATGTATGCCAGCATGATGTACGTGCTCAAGACGACGCGACCCGCAGAAGCCTAAACAGGTTTTCGCATCAAGCCAGCCCAGTCACGCACGGTCACCCGTTTCTTCGTGAAGTCTTCGATTGCGATTGCCAATCGGAGAGACGGGATCGATCGCCCTGATTCCAAGTCTCTCAAGTATGAGGGTGAAACACTCAATCCAAACTGGCAAAGTGTCTCATTCATCCACTTGCAGAATCCGTATCGGCTGTTGAATGAGGGCTGACTTTCTCGAAACGATCGAATGTCCATAAAAAAAATCCAGTCAGAAAATGTCCGGGTCAGTTGATGTAAATACCATCACATCGTGATACCGTACAGTCAAACACAGGAAAGTCAAACAATGAATGAAAATCTACCGACTATCGGCAGCAGCAGCGTAGGAGCCATTTTGGGTCTTTCACCATGGAGCAGTCCATGGGACGTATGGGCAAGATCCCATGGGCTGACCGAAAGCTCGTCTTCAGCGGCTACGCAGAGAGGACACATTCTCGAACCAGCGATTGGAGCACACTACGCTCACCTCAACAACGTCATCATCAAAAAAGGCCCAGAATACGAGGCCGAACCATTGATCGGTCCTGAGTCATGGATGCATGCTCGACCCGACTTTTTTGTGGACTCCGAAAAGGGCAAGTGGTTGCTCGAAATCAAATCCACTCGCAAGTTCGACCATAAGTGGGGCATTTCAGGAAGCAACGGCGTGCCCCCGTACTACGCTGCGCAGTGCATTTGGCAGATGGCAGTGACCGATGACGATCGTTGTGACTTGGCCGCCTTCGCTACAATGAACGATGAATACCGGTCCTTTATCATTCATCGAGATTCCAATGTCGAAACCAAGATGATTGACTATGTCAGAGACTGGTATGACCGTCACATCCGGGGCGGAGCACCCCCAGAAATCGATGGCTCGACGTCTTGCTCTCGTTCTTTGGCGAAACTGTTCGAGCAAAAATCCAAAGACTTCATTGAGCCATCAGAATCGCACCTTGAACTCGCTCAACAGTTGCGCGAAGTGCGAGCCCAGTGCGCTGAGCTTGATGAAAAGAAAAGGTTACTGGAAAATAAAATCAAGGAGGAAATAGGCACCGCATATGGTATCAGTGGTGTAGCAACGTGGTCTCAGAGCAAGCCACGTAGTCGATTCGATCGGGCCTCATTCGAGACCGATCACCCAGAACTTGCCAAGAGTTACATCAAGCTTGGCGATCCAACAAGAACATTCAGGTTTCAATACACAGGAGAATCCAAATGAGCAACGCACTTCATCCAGCACATCACTTCCGCAACGTCGTCGAATCCAAAGCATCTGACTTCCTCCAAGCAATGGCAGGTACGGAAGAAGGGGCAAAGGCGGCAGGACGAGTCGCACTGGCATTCCGTCAGGCTGCTCAGACCAACGACCGTTTGTATGGTTGTGACCCGGCATCGGTAGCGCAAGCGGTTGCATTGTCCGCCATGACCGGTCTCATGCCCGGGGGCCCATTGCCAGACGTATACCTTTTGCCTCGTGGCAAGAGTCTGCAATGGCAAGTATCGCACCGAGGGTTCTCAAAGCTCGCTGCTCGCAGCGGCGTTCGCCTCCGCACCAAGGCGGTGTTTGAAAGCGATACGTTTCATGTCATCGAAGGTACTGAGCCAAAGCTCGAGCATGTGCCCGACCTTTCCGCCGAGCAGTCATGGGACACACTGGTAGCCGTGTATGTCGTCGCTCACTACAAAGATGGTAGCAAGGACTTTGTCGTCATTCGAAAAGCTGACATCGAGAAACGTCGAGCCAATTCAGACTCGTACAAGCGCAATAAAAACCAGTCTCCTTGGGGTCAGTGGCCGATTGAGATGGCCCTCAAAACGGGTCTCCGATACGCGTTCGCTCGCGGCATCGTCACCATGGATGACACAACTACAAGTGCCTATGAGCATGACGGTATTCAGGATGCATCGACAGAGGATCTCAATGTGGTTGAAATGAACGACCCTCCCGAAGTGAATACCATGAATGTTTTGTCTGATCAGCTTGATGAACTTGTTCAACAAACAGATAAAGAAGAGTCATTGCTTGAAGACTAAGGAGCACCATGGCCCGTGATTACAAACGCGAGTATGAACAGTATCACAGTAAGCCTGACCAAAAGAAAAGGCGCGCTGGACGGAATCGTGCTCGCCGCATCATGACCATGTTGAAACGAGTCAAAAAAGGTGATGGCAAAGATGTCCATCATAAAGATGGAAACCCGGAAAACAACTCGAAGAAAAACCTGAGAGTTGAAAGTAAAAAAACAAATCGTTCCAGAAAGTAAAGGAGAACGTGATGAGTCTTTTTGAAGAAGCAAAAAAAGCAAAAAATCCTTTTGGTGAGCGGGCAAAGCCCGAATCAGGCAACGCGGATATTCCAACCATCAATCAAACCTCACTGCTACTTCGGGTTGTGAATGATGTCTTTAATGAGCAGATCCTGACGCCAGAGCATGCTGACAACTGTGAGGGTTTTCGGACTCGTCTCGCTGATTCTTCGTGGCCGCTGCACAATCTGCAAGGCAAGGTGACTGAGCCCACATGGGGAAACATGGTCAATGCAACGATTGCGGGCATGGCGAAAACAATTCGCAACAGTCAACCAAACGGTGATTGGAAAGTGCTTGAGTTCGACACGAAAATTGACCATGACACTGCAAACATCGAAAGGCTTTATGTTGTGGTCAAGTTTGTAGACGTGGACAACAACGTTGAGCTTGAGTATCGAAACGGAGCGCCCGTCACCACAACCGTGAACGTGCAAACCAACCCAATTCCAACTGAATTGGTTGAAGCTTTGACCAATCGTCAAACCGATGATTCTCGTCTCGCAGGACTCATCGAGCAACTCGTGGGCGCGATTGCCGAAAAAACCACAACCTCCACAACGATCACAACGGATCCAGAGCCCGAACCGGTCGTTTTCAACGACTGATTACGATGCCGTTGTACCAATTTGTTTGTGAAGACTGTGGTGCAAAGAAAGAAATACTGCAAGCATTTGGGGATCCGAGCCCCACTTGCTTGCAGTGTCTTTCTGAAATGACACGGAAGATAAGCGCAACCAATTTTTCGCTGAAAGGTTCTGGTTGGGCCAAAGACAACTATGGCTTGAAAAAAGATGGCTGATCATTCTTTAGACGACATCGTACATTCGATTCAATCAGCAGTTATAGCGGCCACGGATATCGCTGAACGTCATGAACTTGACTCAATCACCAATCAAGAGTTTTGGGAGTTGAAACTCGATGAACAGGGTGAACCCATTACCGATGACGACGGAAGACACATATATGCACCTCGCATGGTCGTCATGGAAATCCCAACATGGGAAGATGGACTACTGGTACACAAAAGAGTTCCGGTCCCGCTCCAATCGCTCACAACGGGGCAAAGCTTGCGTGTTGATACGCTTGAAGTGGAGATGTCTGTGGAGATCTCTGGGCTTACGGCGGACAAGAAAAATGGCAAGCTAATGGTGCGTCCATGCGCCAAAACACCGTCTTGGTTTAAAAAAGAAAACAATGCTGCTAAACTCAAGCTGATCTTCAAGGGCAGTGAGCCCCCAGAAGGTTACGCAAGAATCGATGACCAGCTAATCAAGCTGATTCCGTAGGAGTAAACAGTGGCAGATCAACTCGTAAAGATGTCGGACCAGTTCGGTGGTCTCCCCATGGATCAACTGATTGGGGGTCCGCTCAAAGCCGCCTGTAGTGCTCAGACGTTGCTTGCTAAGGCTTCCAGCGATTTCATCAAGGACGTTGGACTCGACACCGATGCCAGCGGCAAGATGGCTGCACGCACCGTCGATTTTAGCTTCAACCGCCCTACGACGGGTGCTGACGGCACCGCATCGATGGAAAAGGTGGACCTTCAGGTTCCACTTCTTGCCATCATCAACACGCCGAGCCTGTCCGTCAAAGAGGCCGAAGTTCGATTTACGATGGAAGTAAAGTCTTCCACATCGAGCAAGACCACGTCAGACAGCAAGGCCGATCTGACTGCTAAAGCAAAGTACAACGCTGGACTGTTTAGCTGCGAGGTGACAGTTCACGGGTCCGTCGCGAATCACAGCGAGAACACCCGCGCATCAGACAACAGCGCCAAGTACGATGTCAAGGTGGTCGCACGGGACGATGGGCCTCCAGAGGGGCTCATGAAGGTTCTGGACATGCTGAACGATGCGATTGCACCATCGCCGACTCCGGCTCCAGCAACCAAGAAATAACGTCCCCCTGAGCCCCCACCCACATCGCTTGTCCCACGCTCGGGGCAGAAGCATGGGCGATTCCTACCGGGTGGGGGCATCAGGTTTATTCTGGGACTTCTACGATCTCAATGTCGACCATACCCTCGGGTGTGCAGTCCACCACATTGAAAGAAATGTCTGAAGGCAAATTATCGACTTTGGATAAGAAGTTAAACGTTGCCGCCCGCAATCGACTAACCGAGGCTTCATCTGCGCATTTCGGGGAGATGGTAACAACGGTCGTAGGAACAAGTGTGAGTTCCGGCTCCGGATCAACCTCAGGTTCAGGCTCGGGTTCGGGTTCGGGTTCCACTGCTGGCACCGGATCAATTTGAGTCTTTTTTGGTTTTTTCGTGCGCCCGTCCCCTTCCACAGCAAAGCTTAAGCCTGCCGGAAGTATGACAAACGTCCCCAAAAAGATCAGAGCCGTGACAATCATTTCTGCTCGGTGATCTCAAACAACTCATCAATGCGCTTCTTCATGCGCTTGATCTGACGCTCGACATCTTCACCGTCGAAGTCTGCGGAGATCATCGACGTCTTCTTTTGCACCGCACTGAGCTTAGACTTTACGTCATCCAACTCAGCCTGCATCTTTTGAGTCGCGGCTTGGCAAGCAGGGGGTTGTTGTCCGTCCATTCCTTTGGACTGTGCTTCGATCTTGAGTTTCTGCATCTCTTGTTCATGCTTCTGCTCGGCACGATCTCGGTAGTAGCTCCATGCCTTGGATCCACCGGCAACAGCCATTCCGGCCAATGCAATCGCCACCATGGGGGCATAGTCTCCCCCAAGGGATTGAGCGGCGTCAGCGGCGGCTGTGATGTCCTGTGCAACGCCAACAGACTCTACAAGATCAGGCACGGCAGGGG